ATTGACTTCATTCTCAGACATATGGGAGCTGACGACGAGCTGGCAATCCTCGAGGACGACCAGAGCAGATTTGACCTGCACATAAGGGAGGGGGCATTTACTGCTCTCCACACCTTTTATGCACTCTTGCACCAGCGCCGTGCGAGGAGACATCTGAAAAGGAACAAGAAACAGAAGGGTAAGACGAGCCGTGGTAGCAAGTACAGCATTGACTGGACTGTCCAATCCGGAACGCCCGACACCTCCTTAGCTGACACTGCCATCAACCTAATGATGAAATACGCCATACATGGTGACACACTATGGCTTTCCATCATTATGGGTGATGACTCGATCACGTTCACCACGATGAACGCGTTGCGCAATCTCGGATTTTTGCCGGGTATCATTGAACGCTACGCTGAATTCGGAATGGAAGTGACTGGGAGCATATCAAAAGACTTAATGTCTGCTGAGATGTGCAGTTCGCGTTTCTTTCCCACAGAAGGTGGCTCAATCCTGGTCCCGAAGACAGGGAAACTGTTGGCTAAGGGGTTAGTCGACATAAAGCGCAGAAGCCCAAAACGGCGACTCGAGTGGCTCCGAGGAATCGCCACTGGCATGGAACAGCGTGGGCTTATCGACCCGCTGCTTTCAGCACTCGCACACGTCATCCGCAAATCAGTGGGCAGCGGTAAGGGTGAAGTGGAGCACAACGAGTACAAGTTCCGTACCGTTGAACAGCGACAGACTACCGAACTCGAGGTCCTAGTTTTCTATGACCACGTTTACGGTCTCTGTGCGGCCCAAGTGAGGCACGCAATTCGCGCGATAATGGCACACAGTCTTGGTGACACCATAACGGACACTGTCCTGTTACACATCATTGAGACTGACTGCAACACAGGCATCCCTTAAGGGACTGCCGCGCCTGGGGGGGCTTTAAACCCCCGAACAATCCCGTGACCTGGTAGAAATGGCACCATCTGCACCTTGTGTAGATGAACTTAGATAAGCACTCAGGGCATGCAGGTCAGCATGTGGTGCAGGCAGCCCGGTGACTGTCAATCGTGCTACGCACGTGGTGGGGACGACCCGACGTCCACATCCGCAATAGGGATCCGCGATCCCACCC